TTACCAGAATCAGTACAGGTATATGATTTGTACATATTTAAGAAAGTAGGGTTGTGGTGGCTCAAATATGTAGACGTAACGAATAATGGAACCGTTCGTTTAGAAAAAATGCCGAAGTTGATAGATGCAGCCTATTATATGCTGTGTTGGTGCATTCAAAAGGGGTTTGTTAAAACTAATAAGGAGGTTAAAGATGGAAGAAAAGAAAATTGATTGGGAACAGAGGCGTTATGAACTGGCAAAGGCTGCAATGCAAGCTTTGATTTCAAACAGTTTCTTTATGAAAAATTTGGGTATGTATTTGGATGAACATCCAGATAAAAAGATGGATGCAATAGAAGTAGTAGCTATTGAATCAATTAATTATACTGATGTATTGATAAAGAAACTGAAAGGAGAATAATCATGGAAGCACATGTAATGAAGCTTGAAAACAACTGTGTAATTGTTGACGAGGAATATTTTAATGAGATAAAGAAGCAGTCAGAATTTAACCAAGAAAGGATAAACGAGATTGCCGAAGAAAGGTTTTTGGAATATGTCAAAGAAAGCGGTATTGAACTTTCCTATAAAGTAAACGGAATACCTTATATGTTTCATTATGATTTGTTGAACGAAATAAATTATGAAGAGAGGGGTTATCCAGAATCCGTATCAGAAAAGGTAAAGTATGCTATCGCAGACGATATAACCGAGGCTTTGAATGATAAGCTTAAGGGATTGAAAGACGAGGCTTTGAATTATGCCTTAAGTGAGTTTGACAAACGGAAGCACGGTTTAGAGGCTACTGTAAAAATATGGAAATATTTCGCATTAATCTTTATCATTACGACTATTATTCTAACAATTAGATTATTTATATTGTGAAATGATGTTAAAACAGAGACAATTTAGACATAAGCACTTGCGTATCTCATAACATAATCTTATCTTTGCATTGTGAGATTAAGAGATGAAAAGTCAAACAAATAAAAAAGATAAGGTTATGAAAGCAAGATTTTTAGAAAAGTTCATTATGATGGAATTTGTGAAAGGCAATTTAAATTCACAGGAACAAGTCAATGAAATGGTTTCTTTGATACAGAGAAAGTTAGGTGTGTCAGTAGAGAATGCAAGAGAATTTTTAAGAAAAGCGGTTGGGTTGATTTAACAATAACAATTTGTTTTCTTCATATTATAGGGCTATGTTTGTAGCCCTATTTTTAAATCTGAAATAAAATGGCTCAAAAGTTGTCTGCCGGATTCATGGCAGAATTATTCAAGCTTGTGTATATGGATTTGAATATCACCAGGATGGTGGTAAATAATCTGACTTATCAGTTAATACCCAAAGAGTGGCCCGGGTTCAAATTCTTGCTAAAAGAGGCAACAGAAGTATTAAAGGAAAAAGATAAGGTTCCTTCTTTGGGCGTGGTGTCCCAAAAATACGCTGATAGTGATTTTGTGATTGAAGCGATAGATGCTGTGCAGTCAGCCGCCAAAGTAGACAAGGAAATCATTATAGACCAGTTGGAAGCGTACATTAAAGATGTGGAATTCCAGCTACTTTCTAAAAAAGTACATGATTTGTACGAAGAAGGAAAGAAAGAAGATGCTATACGGGTAAATGCGGAAGAGAGCCAAAGAATTTTATCCCTATCATTAAGGCATGAGGCAGGCGGTTTTCAGAAAGTGTTCTCTGATTTTGACAAACGAATGAAGAGGAGACGGGAAGAAGAAGAGGGGGAGGTTCCATCACGCGTAATGTTCGGACTTGATAAGATAGACCAGATTTCAGAAGGCGGTGCCACAATGGAAGATACCGTGTTATGGATAATGCGTTCGGGTGTCGGTAAGTCTACTGTATTGAGATATCACGGTATGCAGGCAGCTTTTGACGGACACCCGGTCTTGCATATACAGTTGGAGGGCGGTGCGCGTGCGTGTCTGGAAAGATACGACCAGTTTTGGACCGGGCAAAAATACGGGAACATCAGAAAAGGTGTCATAGATGACAAGTTAGCCGAGAAAATAGAAAAGGCTTTTGAAAACATGAAATCCTATTCCAAGGACATAGATGTTTATTCTTTTGAAAAATTCGGGCAGGCTACTATGGTGGATATCCGTAACGTGATAGTTTCCTATTACAAGAAAAACGGTTATTATCCGCATGTATTGATATTGGATTCGTTAGACCTTGTGGCAACAGGAACAAATAGAGTTGTAGACAATAACCCTACATTCAAAAAAGAAAAATTACAGACATGTGCACAACTTTTGAAAAATTTATGTGTAGAGTTTAAAATGGTGGGATTTACGGCAGCACAAGCCGGAAATGTGCCGTTGGAAATATGGGACAATTCGGACAAAGTGATAGACAGAAGCTATACGGAAGGGGACAGGACACTTGTAAAGCCGTTTTCCTTTGTGTTTACCGGGAACCGGACAAGAGAGGAAAAGAAACAGAACATAATGCGTATCTATATGGATAAGGTACGCGATTATGATACGGTAAAAGATACCTTCCCTATTGTGACGGATTACGGCAGGGGACGTTTTTGTGACAAGGCGCTGACAGCCGAATATTACGGAGGTGACAAGGGTTTCACGTCCTCTACTTCTGAAAAGAAGACAAGAAAGAAAAAGGACGAAGGCGGTGAAAAGCAAAATGATGTTAAAACAGAGGTGATTTAGACATAAGCACTTGCGTATGTCATAACATAATCTTATCTTTGTAGTGTCTTCTTAAGGGAGGCAAGAAAAGAAGGTGAAAGACTGTAAAGAACATCTTTTTTGGGATATATTGTTTATGAATTAGTTTAGAGGATATGAAAAGATATAAAGTTGGAGAAGTATTTGAATACGAAGGCATGATATTGAAAGCGATAGAAGATGATTTGAAACAAGAAGAAAGTGGATGTAAATATTGTGCTTTAAACAAATTTGTGTGCAGCCATATAGATTGTGGTACAAGAATGAATCCAAGTATTCGTTTTATTGAAGTTTCAAAAGAAAAACTTTTTGCGGATGCACTGCCAATAATCCAAGGTGCGCCTATGCCACCGCTTGAAGATAATACGAATTTTCTTGATGATTTGGATTTGAAGCCGAAAAAGAAAAGCTTTTGGAAACGGTTAATGTTTTGGAGGAAAGATGTTTAGGGTTGACAAAAACGAGGTAATATCCGAATTGAATTTGTCCTTGTTCGGAGCAAAAGGTTTCATGCAGGATAGGAACAAGGAATGCCCTTTTTGTAATAAAAAAGGGAAATGGGGGATAAAATTCAACGATGCCGGGAATAATGGTGCATTCCATTGTTTCAAATGTGGCATGAAAACCACCTTAAAAAAATTCTTGGAGAAGATAGGAAGAAAAGACCTCATAAAGCAGGATTACGAGAACACGATAAAGATGCAGAAATTGACCCCTCTAATAGACGATGAAGAAGAGGAAACAGCAGAGGAAATCAAGGAATGCACCCTTCCTAAAAAACTGGAATATATAGAAAAGGACGAATATTTGGATAAGAGGGGGTTTGTGAAAAGATATTATGAAGAATTCCGTCCGGCAGAAACAAAATTCTTTCTTGAAAGAAAGCTGCACGATAAGTTCATATTCCAGTTTACAATGAACGGCAAATTAGCCGCATGGCTGGCACGCTCAAAGAAAAGTAAGGAGTGGCACGAAGAGAACCTTCAAAGATTCAAGGAGGGCAAAGAAAAGCTTGTATTGAGGTATGAAAATTCACGTGACGGATTCTCCCATGTGATAGGAGGATATGACAATATAACGGACGAGACGGACACGGTTATAATCGTGGAAGGAATGTTCGACTACATATCGGTAGACACGAAGCTGCACCTTTATGAATCGCCCGATATAAAGTGCGTGTTTACATTCGGTAACAATATGGGGCTAAGCCAGATAAGGTTATTGAGGGACAAACCGGGCATAAGGAATGTGATTCTGATGTATGACCCGGACAAACCGGAAATGATTAAGACAGTATCAATGACCCTACAAAGGTACTTCAATGTGCAGATTGCCGAACTGGAAGATAAAAAGAAAGACCCTGGGGACGCAACACAGGAAGAACTCTTATGGGCGCTTGACAATATGACGGAACCGATTAATTATTATACTAAGCATTTATAGTATTGATTTTTTGCCATTTATCCTAATTTTTGTTAGATTTGAAGTCAAAAATAAGGATATGGAAAAATCGCGGAAAATCAGTCTGGAGCAGTTTGTAATTAACTTGCAATTGGAGTATTTGAGTTGTAGATTACGCTCGATAGTTTACAATCGTATAGAAAGTGTCGAGCTTGTGAAGATATATAAGGACATAGCGGAGAAGAAGAAAGCAAAAATTCTGAACTTGAAACAAAGGTTCCGTCTTGGTACGATGTTCGATAGCGACAAGGCGTTTTCTGATTTTTATTTGAAGGAATTTTTGCAGGAATACGGGTTGCCGAACTTGCAATATTCGGAGAAAACGAAAAAGTCGGTTATGTTTTGGGACAGGTTCCACCTATTGAAACCAGGCACTATAGTGATATACAAGGGAAAGGAATATAAGGTGAAAATAAACCATCCAAATGACGATAATGTGGTAATATGGGTTAATGACATACCGGAACAGATTCCTTATACCTACTTCAAAATGAGATGGTTAGAAAAAATCGATATGAAAGATTTAAAATAATGGAGATAACATTTGTTTATCTCAAAATTAAATTGTTATATTTGCAGTGTAATTAAAGAACAAAAGTATGAATTATTTCGAGTATGAAGAAAAGGCGGCTACTACAGCTTGCTATAACGAAAAAGTGGCTTTGTCCTATGTGACGCTTGGCTTGTGTTCGGAGATGGGAGAAACTTACGAGAAAATCAATAACGAGGCAGAAACGGAAGAAATCTCTAAAGAAATCGGAGATATGTTTTGGTATCTCGCTATGATTCGTAAAGAATGCAATCTCGATATTGAGGGTTGGGATTGGAAAGAAGCTTTGGCAAATGCGGAAGGTGCAGGCGTGTTTGATTTGCCCGTGGAAGTCGGAAAGATTGCAGACCAGGTTAAAAAGTGGTTGCGTGATGATTGGAAAGAAGCCGAGCAGAATGTATTCCCGGAAGCAAGAAAGAAAGCTGTTTTGGAAGCCTGGAAAAACGCCTGGAAGGTTATAAACAGTATGATTAACCGCGTCGGTCTTGATACGGAAAAGATTGCCGAGCAGAATATCGAAAAACTGTTTTCACGCAAACAGCGTGACAAAATTCATGGAGCAGGAGACAACAGATGAGAAATTTTGACAAAATATTAATGACCGGGGCGCAGGGTACAGGGAAAACAACCCTATTGAAAGCCTTGCAGAACGAACCGGAATTTGACAACTGGAAGTTTTACACGAATGTTGTCAGAACGATGGTTGAAGAAGAGGGAATAGCCATCAATAAGGAGGGTACTTCTGAATCACAAAAGAAAATATTCGACAAATACACTCAAATAATGGAAGATGCTATGAAACAACCTTCCATTAGTGACAGATGTATTATTGATGTGAACGCGTACACTTCATGGCTTTTTGACAACTGTAATCCGAAAGACAAGGATTATAACAACCTGGCAGAAGAGGACTTCAAAGAAAAGCGCCAGATTGTAAAACGGAAATACGAATTTCCTTTGCTTGTCTATCTTCCTATTACATTCAGATTGCAGGGTGACGGTGCGCGTTCGGAAGACGAGGAATACCAGAAGGAAATCGACCGTAAAATAAAGCAGATTGTCGATAATTACGGAATACCATATATTTCTGTTTCCGGTTCAACGGAAGAACGTGTGCAGCAGATTAAGGATGCCGTATTTGGAAAGGAGAAGTAAGACAATGGAAGTTTCTTTGTTGACTTTGAGAAATGTGGGACGGAAGCTTGGAATGCAGAACGTTTCCGGATTTAAGAAAGAAGACCTTTTGCAGCAGGTTGTCGAAAGACTGGAAGCAAAAGGAAAGACGATTGAAGAATATGCAAAGGAAGTTTCGATAAATACCCAAAAGGGGTATGTCAAGAAAAAGTTTAACCTTTCACCTAAAGGAAAAAACCCGTACAAGAAAGGAAGTATATCGTATAAGGTGTGGGAAGAACTCGCAAAGAATGACGGTCGTTCATTCAGCCGGATTGCAAAAGAACTGGGAACGCATTACAACGTTGTTTCCGTTTGTTGCAGGAACCATTTTAATAAATCATAAACTTGCCGTTTTTATTTGGATTTGATTTCATGGGGAGTGTAAGTAAAATACACTTCACTCCCCTTTACACCCTAAAAATATGGAAGAGTTGTATAAAGACTTAATCAAATATTTGGAAGATAATTTTTTGTCTTTCAATGTTTTAGATAATTATATTGTAGAAATTGACGGGCAGACATTTGAATTGTTCGAGCCTTTTAAGTGGGATAAGGACGAAAACGGGATTTTCTTTGACGATTCGTTCCAGTGGGTAGGAGATAGGACAGAATGTGATAACTATGTTTTCCGGTTTGGCGATGTATGGTATTATCTGAAAAAGGGAGACGAAAACAAGGTAAAACTTAACCGATTGCAGTATATCGGAAAAGCGAATTTGTTTGACGAAAGTTTGAGGTTTGACACCTATATAGGAGTGCATGGTAATTTTGAGTTGATGAACGGGATGCACTTTTATTCCGACTGGGTGGAAAAGGCGAAATTCATGGGGATAAGGGCGCTTGGCATATGCGAAAAGAATACGCTTGCATCAGCGTTCAAGTTTCAAAATGCGTGTCTAAAAAGCGACATAAGACCTATATTCGGTATGGAAGTTACCGTATATAATGAACAGAAGGACGTTAGATATACGGTAAAACTGATAGTCAAGAATAAGGAGGGGTGGAATAACCTATTGAAAATAAACAAAATTCTGAATGTTGACGAAAAAGGTTTTATCACGGAAAAGGAATTGCAGGAAATGAAAGACGGATGTTTTCTACTACTTGACCCGAAAACATGTACGTTTGAAAATCTCCCTATATTGTCAAGAAAATGGAATGACACTTATTACCAGCTTGATACCGTGGAATACAAGAAGAATGACCGGGATAAAAAATATCTTGACAATCTGAAAAAGTTCGTGGGTGTGTATAAGCCCGTGGCGGTATGTGACGCTTGGTACCTGGAAAGACGGTGCGCCCCTATAAGAGAAAAGCTTAACAGATTGGCAAAGGTAGTGAATTATGAGAGTGACAACCAGTACATGAAGAACTATCAAGAGTATTACGAAGAACTGTCAAAACTGATATTGGACGAAGACAAGTTTTTCGGACTGTTTGAAGAAGCTTTGGTAAATCTTAATTACATATCGGTAAATTGTAATTATTTGCTGGAGACACAAGTACGGCATGCACCCCAATATGTAATGACAGAAGAGGAGAAAAAGAAATATTCGTCCAATACAGAAATGTTTGAATCGCTTGTATTTGACGGACTGGCAGAACATCCGGAAATACTGGATAGATACAGTGAAGAAGAACTGACGGAAAGACTGAACACGGAAATATCCATCATAGAAGAAGGCGATGTAGTGGACTACTTTCTGATGCTGAGGGACATTATCAGATGGGGAAGGGATAATAACATTTTGGTCGGACTGGGGAGAGGCTCCTCCGCTGGCTCTTTGGTGTCCTATCTTCTTGGTATTGTTAATGTAAACCCGTTGGAATACGAACTCCTATTCAGTCGATTTTTGACAAAGGGTCGTTTAATTCGGCATGAAGAGGAAGAAGTGGTAATGATAAACGGAGAAAAAGAAATATCCGGAAATGCTTTTATAAAGATTATCAGAAATGACGAGGAAATGATAATCAGAGCGAAAGAGCTAAAAGAAGGTGACGAACTGATAAACGAATAGTTGTATGATAGTAAAAAATATTGAAATAAAACGTCGGGCAAAGACCGTATTAGGGTCAATGCCAGATATAGATACCGACTTCCCAGGCAGAAGACGAGACGAAATAAAAGCTTACATGGAAGAACGGTTCGGTAAGGAGCAGGTTTGTTCGCTTGGCACCTATACTACTCTCCAGCTAAAAGAGGCAATATCGGACATGGCGCGTGCAGACGGCATACCAGTACAGTTATACAGATGGTTTACCGCTTGTATCGGAGATGACAAGGAAAAGACGATAGAGGAGTTTTTTAAGACTGTATGCGGAAAGGAAGACCTAAAGAAGTTCGTGAAGGAACATACAGAAACGTTCAACGACATGTTGGTAGTTCTTGGTTCACCTAAAAGCCAGTCAGTGCATGCGTGTGGAACCGTAGTGTTGCCAGATGGAAAAACATCCTACGAATGGATGCCCGTACATACACAAAAAGGACTTGTAGTTACGGACTGGGAAGGTTCGGAAGTGGAAGAGGCAGGCTTCCTAAAGGAAGATGTTTTGGGTATCATACAGTTGGATAAGTTCGAGGAAATGTTACGCTTGATAAAGGAGAACCACGGAATAGATATTGACATATACAGCTTGCCTTTGGACGATAAGCAGGTATTCGAGTATGCAGGTAAAGGATGGCTGGGAGATGTTTTTCAGCTTGGTTCAGCAGGATTATCCGGATATTGCGTAAAAATGAAACCGGAAAACATAAACGAACTGTCTGCATGTGTGGCTCTCTACAGACCTGGACCTATGGAAAACAATTTCCACAACGAATATATTTTGCGGAAGAACGGGGAAAAGGACTGGACAGAAGAAATGCCTATAGGCGGTGAAGAAGTGGTGAAGAAAGATTTTGGACTACTTGTCTATCAAGAAAGTATAATGTTATTAGCCCAAAAACTTGCCGGATTTGATTCTGAAACAACAGACCTTTTGCGTAAATGTTTGGGGAAGAAGGATTTAAAGAAGATAAAACTTTATAAAGACAAGTTTATTACTAATTATGCAAAAAATTTTGCTTCTAAGGGTGTCACAAAGGAATACGCGGAAAATCTTTGGAACCAAATGGAAGAGTTTGCAAAATATTCGTTCAACAAATCTCATTCCGTATGCTATGGTATGACCGCTTATATATGCCTATGGCTTAAGGTACATTATCCTATTGAGTATTGGAGTGCTACATTCTCGTTTGCGAAAGATGAAAAGATACCTTATTATGTAAACGAAATACAGCAGTCCGGTGAGATAAAGATACATCCAGTAGATATCAACAAGTCAGATATAAACATTGTGTCCGATTATCGTACAAACAGTATGTATTGGGCATTCAACGCAGTAAAACAATGTGGGGAAAGAGCACAGGAACATATATCGGAGGAGAAAAAGAAGAACGGGCCTTTTTTCTCTTTGGAGGAATTTATAGACAGATGTGTAATTAAAGGCAGTCCGGTAAATAAATCTGTCATTGAGAATTTGATATTTGCAGGAGCGTTCGACGAATTGGAGAATATCCAGGAACCTAAAGACCGTTTGGCGCTTATTGAGATGTACCGCGAGAACAAAAGGGTTAAGATATTGGAGGATAAGGATTTACTTACCAATATTATGAAAGTCCGCAAAGAACGCAATAATTGGTGGTGGCTGTTGCAGCAAAAAAGAACGTCCGGTTTTGCATTTTTTGATTATTACGATTTGGTAAATGAATATCATATGCCTAAATTAGACGACGAAACGGAATTCCAGGATGTGTCGCAGATAAAATTTTGGGACATTAATTCAAAGAAAACCCGTCGTGCCGTGATAGGCGGTTATGTGATTGAGATAATAGAGAGGAAAAGCAAGAAGGGCATATTTGCCACTATAGTATTGGAAAGTAATTATGAGTTTATAAATGTAACTATTTTCCCAGAGTTGTTTGAAGAATACGGAGAGTTTTTAAGGGGTAGTAAAAAGAACATTTTGTTGGTTAACGGTGTGATTGTGTGGGATAAGTTCAGAGGAGAATATATTTTGCAGGCGAATGTTAATTCATTGTTTACAGTATTGACGTAAAGATATTTTGATATGAAAATTATGGTAGAAATCGGTACCAAGACCGTTGTTTTG